GTACTCCTCCCGTCACCTTGGATGTGAAGTTCCTCTCGGCACTTCTTGAGGATTGCTCCCCCGCCCTAGGTCTCCCTAGAGCAACACTTCCAAATTCTCGGTCGTTTCTAATCTAACTGTACCACCAATAATGCACACTATTCACACCTTGTCAACGTATATTGAAAAAAAGATGAAAATAATTGTAACCTCTTGAATATCAACAGCTTATGAAATTGTGATAAACAAGCCGTTTGCGGACGCAATTGCTTACCTAAAAGCCGTTATATTTACCAAGCACCTCCGTTGGTATTCAACGACTTACGACATTTATAACGGTTTTCGCGTTAGCGAATGTCTCCATAAAGCTACCTCAGAGCCCCTACAAGAGGTCGATATTTGAGTTGGACTCCTAGTATTCACCTTTTGTTCACAGCCTATACAGCCAATCCTTGTCATTTTCGACTTTTTAAGATGTGCATAAATGTGCATAGTATATCTTGGGTTCTTGAGTCAACAACCTAACAATAGTAGACCCAAATCCACGCCCCTAAATATAGCCATCAGTAGCCCTTGAATCCCTCGCCTCTCTTAAGAGAAAATTACTTATTCATAGCATAAGAATCCCTAATAGTAAAACATAAGTAAAACTAATGGCTTTCATAAGGCTCACTTATGGGGATGTCTGTGTAGTTCGCCAATCTAAAAATCGTTAGGGCTGACGGGGGTCGGGGGGGTCGACAGTTACGGAACACAGAACACATATATATCAATAACAGGGCCGTAAAAAAATATATAATTCATAGGTTTTTTACTTGACACCCATAACCTTTACGGTATCCTTAAGGCTTAGCTTTCTTTTGTTAGAAAGCTTTTATCGTTAAGGTAAATCCTTAAGGAGACCTTGCGATTATATCATAGATTATCCTTGACAGTTGTAAATTCCTAAAGATAATTGAAAATAAATGGAATACTGTTCGGACTTTAGATATGACTTAGAGGTGGGGCAAGTGGCTGAGGCCGGGCTTGCTGATACCTTTGCTAACAAGAAGGTGGAGGTCAAGCGGGACTTGATTGCCAAGAAGACTGGGAATATATTTATTGAGTACGAGAGCCGGGGTAAACCATCCGGGTTAGCTACTACTCAGTCGGACTTCTATTGTTTTGTTATAGAGGACTTACATATAATGCTACCTACTAATCAGTTAAAGGATATAGCTAGAAGCTATATAGGAACCGGCCGGGACGTACTCGGTGGGGATAATAATACTAGTAAGGGTATACTACTTAGGTTAAAAGATTTAATACCATGAGTGAAGACAAGGAGGAGTTAATGAAACAAATAACGGAATCAATCCGTGATGTTTCTGATAGTAAAGAGATACAACAGATAAGCAGCCTAAGCCGGCATAATCCGGAAAAGGTAGCTAAGATGCTTTACTTATATGCAACTGGCAATAGCCAGACCCGGCTCGTTAAGAAATACGGATACGATAGACAAACAGTAATAAGTGTACTGACTGATTACGCTGACCACTTGGGTAAGTTCAAGGACTTGTCCGGAAAGATAGCGGCCCGGAACTACTTAGATATGTCTTCGTTAGAAGAGGACTTGATTGAATCAGTACGGGGCCGGCTCCAGAGTGGTGAACTAGAACCAACCTTCCGGGACTTAAAAGAACTTTCAATAGCAAAAGCTAACTCAGCACGTGAGGCACTTACCGCTAGAGGTGAGGCTACACAGATAACTGAAGACCGTAGGGTGTATACTCAAGAAGATTACGAGGAGACAATCAAGGCTGCTCGTGATAGATTGGATAAGATAAAGAAAGCGGAGGTAATAGATATAGATGATAACTGAGGACTACGATGACTTATTTGATAGAATCCGAGGTAACCTCGGTGAGCACTTCAGTAACTATATGTTCGTTGTCATGGATGACGAGGGTGATTTGTTTTATGATTATACTAATTTCCGGGTAGGAAAGATGTTAGTAAGTGAAACATTAAAAGACATGGAGTCCGATGGCTTGGATATAATCTGGGAGGAAGAAGAACTTTCTGATGATATATCCGATGATGATTCTTTATGGAATTAAAATTTACACAGCATCCTATACTGGATGCACCAAGTGATGAAGAGATTCTTTTGTTAGCACAAAAGGAGCCGAAGTTACTAGCTGAATTACACAAGGCCCACGAGGGTAGAATACTTGCTGCCGAAGAAGACCCACTAAGATACGGGTTTGATTTAGCTGGGTGGGATAGAATGAAGGCCGGGCTAGAGAAACACAACGAGTGCTTAACACTCGGTGGTAACCGTTCCGGAAAGACTACTGGTTGTGCTAAGTTAGTAATGCAAGCAGTAACTGAGAACACTGATGGACATATAGTTTGTTTTTCACAGAACGCTGATACTTCTATTAAGGTACAACAAGCAGCAATCTGGGAGATGATGCCCAAGGAGTTCAAGAGAAAGACTAAGAGTATAGAAGGTTATATTAATTTTTCTATGCAAAATGGATTCACTGGTAGTTCATTTATATTTCCGGACACACGTACTCGTGTTGACTTCAAGACTTATACTCAGTACAGTAACAATCAAACTATCTTAGAAGGTTTTGAGTTCGGGTTCAAGAAGACAGAGGGCCTAAACATTGGAGCTTGGCTTGATGAATACTTAGGTGACTCAGCATTAGTTAATACACTACGCTTTCGTTTAGCTACACGGGATTCAAAGATGCTTATTGGATTCACACCGATTGATGGGTACACACCATTTATATCAGAATACCTAAAAGGAGCAGAAACATTAGAAACACGAGAAGCTGAACTGTTATCGAATAAACCATTACCTGTAAAACAATACAGCCCGGAAAGAGATGCAAGCATTGTTTATCTTCATTCGGACGAAAATCCATTCGGTGGATACGAGCGTATAGCTAAGGACTTAGCAAATCGTTCTGAAGAAGATATAATGGTTAGAGCATATGGTGTGCCAGTAAAGTCAATGACTTCATTGCTACCATTGTTTTCTACTGAAGTCAATGTACTCGGAGATGAGGAGAACAAACACGGTATGAAGTTCCCCGAAATCAACGATGACTTTACGGTTTATCAAGTGGTTGACCCAGCTGGTGCCAGAAACTATTCAGCACTATGGGCAGCAGTAAATGAAAACGAAGATGTATATATAATGCGTGACTGGCCGGATAGGGCAACGTATGGAGAGTGGGCATTGTTTGGTGACCCCAAGTGGAGATATGGCCCAGCATCTAAGAAGATAGGACTAGATGTTCAAGGATATGTAGAATTATTTAAAGAGATAGAAGACGAGATGGGAATAAAAGTTATGGAGCGAATAGGTGACTCCAGATTCTTTGCCAAAGAAAACGAAAACAATACTGACTTGTTTACTAGCTTTGAGGACTACGGTATGGTATTTGTACCAAGTGATGGTAAGAATGAAGAGATAGGTATTACCGCAGTAGATGAATGGTTTAATTATAATCCTAACTGTGATGTTGATGAAGCCAATAGGCCTAGATGTTATATACACGAAGGATGTGAGAATTTAATTGACAGCTTAATAAATTATAATAGTAATGGAAAGATGGATGAGGCACTTAAGGACTTCTTTGATTTAATACGATACTTACGTATGACCAATGGAGGCCTAGGCCCCGACCACTATAACAGTTATCAAATGATGGCTACAGTAAAATCAAAAGGAGGATATTAATGAAGACTAGATTAGTAACACTATCAGAAGAATACAAAGTAGATTTTGACGAAGCGTTACAGCTTGCTCTGGATAAATTACCAGCAGAGATGGTTACCGGTAGAGGTAAAGGTACTTGGATAAATGAAGATGGAGTAGAGATTCTCAAGGAAGCATTTGATATTCCAGAGATTGTACCAAAACATATTCAAGTAAAAATAATCAAGGAATGTCCTAATAGATGTTATAACTGGGGTTATAGTAAAGAGCTAGGTAAACGTGTACCAGTTCTTTTACCTAGAAAATTCTGGGGTAAACTTAAAGGTAAAATGGTTACAGTTGAGTGCATTCAAGATGATAGGGGTTCAAGTTATAGATATGTCCAAAAGAAAATCAAAAGCTGCTAGATGCTTAACTGCTACACAAAAGTGGCGTAACGAACAAATAGATAGATTGTGTTCTTGGGAGATGTTGTGCAGATATATTAAGCACGAACATACTACTGAGATGTCACATTCGGATATGTGTGATAGAATAGGAACACCAAAAGATTTGCTACGCAAAATCTTAAAATCTGCTAGAACAAAAATAAATGGAAAGTGAATCAATTTCAAACGCACTTACTTACGTAAGCAGCGAACCCGATGTAAAAACTTTACGATACTCATATGACCAAACGGTTACTGAACTAGAAGCATACTTTGATTTATGCCGAAGCTCATATGATGACCGAAGAAATTTTTGGCCCGGTAAAAGTCGTGACCACAGAAAGCACGGTTCCGATGCATTCCCTTGGGAAGGTGCATCAGATATGGAGGCCCACACTATTGATGAACGGATTACTCGCCTTGTATCTTTATTCATGTCCTCCTTGGATAGGTCTAATGTTAGGGCTTATCCTGTAGAAAGTAGTGACATGGCACAATCTCAAGTTGTATCCAGTTTCTTAAAGTGGATGACAACCTCCGGATATATTCCTCGTTTCAAAAAAGAAATGGAACTAGGTGCTAACTATTTATTAGAAAGAGGTATGTTAATCACATACGTTGGCTGGCACAGAGAGGATAGAACTTATTTACAGAAACTTAATCTAGCTCAGATTGGACAGATGAGTCCAGATATATACCGAGCTATAGAAGAAGGTAACAGAGATGATGAGTTAACTTCTTTGATGCAACAAGTATTTCCTACAGCTTCTCCTAAAAGAATCAAGAAAGCATTGAAAGAATTACGTAAAGGTGGTGAAGCAGAGCTACCTATTATACGTAGACAGATAGATGCACCGGAAGTTAAAACACTTGCACCCGATGGGGATTTCTTTTTCCCACCGTATGTAACTGACCCACAACGTGCACCATTTTGTTTCTGGAGAACTTACTATACACCACAGGAATTACAAAACAAAGTAATTACAGATGGATGGGACGAGGACTTCGTTGAATACATTATCGAACACTATCGTGGAGTAAATATATATTCAGTAGAAAGAGAACAAGAAGGTCAAAGAAGTATTGGATTAACTGACAGAGGATACCAAGCAGATGAGCTAGTAGAGATTGTATATGGTTACCAAAGATTGATTGACCCAGAAGATGGTTCGGAGGGAATTTATCAAACAGTATTTCATAGGGAGTTCGATGGTGACGGAGAAACTCCGGGGTATGCTAAGTTTGAACTAATGAATGGATACGAAGACTATCCAGTAGTAGTTACAAAATTATCGGAGGATAGTAAACGTTTGTATGATGTACAAACTATTCCCGACCTTCTCAGAGGTATACAGAACCAAGTCAAGGTAGAGCGTGATTCACGTATTGATAGGAACAGCATAGCAACGTTACCTCCGATATTACATCCAGTAGGCCAAGCACCTACAGATTGGGGCCCGGGACGTATGATTCCTTATAGACGTAAGGGTGATTTTGATTTCGCACCTACGCCTCCACCTCCTACTGGTTCTATAGAAATAGAAAAAACTATGGAAGCACAGGCAGATAGACTATGTGGCCTTGATGAAACATCTCAGATAAGTCAGATAAGAAAACAATTTTTAGTAAATAAATTCTTGCAGCATTCAGCAGAAGTAATCAGAATGGCCTACAAATGTTTCCAAAGATTTGGGCCGGACAGTATATTCTTTAGAGTAACTGGTGTGCCGGATGCTCAGAGATTTAACAAAGGAGATGCTGATGATAACTTTGATATTAATATAAACTATGACATACTTAATACCGACCCAGAAACCAGCGAGAAAAAACTCCAAGCTATGGTTTCGCTTACGCAACTTGACCGCAGCGGTAGGATTAATCTTCAAAATCTTTTGGACATTGCTGCTAATAGTATTGACCCAGTTCTTGCGGATGCTGTCCTTCAGCCTGCGGAAGCTGCTCAACAGCAGATTGTCAAAGATGTTACAGATGATTTGGCAAAAATCTTTGCGGGTATTGAAATGCCAGCACGTCCGACAGGAGCTCAAGTTGCTATGCAAGTTATTCAGCAGTACACAGCTCAACCGGATGTTGCACAACGAGCTCAACAAGATGAAGCTTTTGCTGCTCGACTTCAGAAGTACGCTGGCCAATATACTTTCCAAATGCAACAAATGCAAAACGCTGAAATAGGAAAACTTGGAACGGCACCAGCCCAGATGGGTAATATGCCAACCCAACAAATGTAATGCACGACTTAGAAAACGATATAAAAGCATTGAGTAACCACGAGACCTTTGCTCGGTTCATCAATGTAGTACACGCACTTAGGGAAGAAACTATCGGGGAGATGCACAATGCTGACTTCGATAGATTGCAGCAAATATCCGGAAGGATAATTACCTATGACCAGTTACTTCAAATGGTGGACTGGGAGAATTTAAAACTTAGACATAGGGAATCCTTAAACAAATAACGACCACTGTGTTATAATGACTTTATCGGCATCGCTAGCCGTTAACTAGCGGAACATATAACAAAACCAAAATGGACGAAATCACATCTGCTAACGCTGAAGCAGACACAAATTCAGCGGGACAGTCAAACCTTACAGTTCAGCAATTAGCGAACAGAAGGCTCGGTCAACTCACACCTAGCGAAGAAGCTATCGTAGAGGAGGCCAAGGAAACCTCGGAAGAAGAAGTCGAACAAGTTGAAGAAGTAGCTGAACAAGTTACTGAACAAGTTGAACAAACTGAATCAGAAGAGAACGTTCTTTCACAGTTAGATTTTGATAATTTATCAGAACAAGAGTTAAGGGAATTATCTGAAAAACTTGGTAGCAGAGCAGTAGCTAGATTCGGTGAGATGACAGCTAAACGTAAAGCCGCTGAGGAAAAGGTAGCTCAATTAGAATCAATGCTTCAAGAGAAGCAAGACCCTCTAAATCAACCCAGAGAAATAAAAGACAATCCGTTTTCTGACTTGGATACTATTGAAAAGTTACAAGAAAAAGCGGAGGAAGTAAACTCAGCAATTGAGTGGGCAGAGGACTTGTTATTCGAAAGCGATGGTTATGCAGCCGAAGATATTATTACCGAGGTAGATGGCGAGGACTTAACTAAGTCAGCGGTACGCAAAGCATTACTTAATGCACGTAAAGCACAGAAGCAGTATCTTCCCGACCAACTTAATAAAGTTCAACAGCAAGCACAAGGACAGCAGCTCAAGGCAGCGTTCGGTGAACAGGCTAAAAAAGAACTCGAATGGTTGAGTGGTGAAGATAATGATACTCGTAAGCAATACGAAGCTACAGTTAATGACCCACGTTACAAGAAACTACAAGAAGTATTAAATAAAGAAGCTCCAGAAATTGGTGCTCAAATTGAATACTGGTTTGCTCACGCAACAAATAGTATCTATGGACGTAAGTTAGTGGAACCTACTAAGACATCTCCTTCATTGAACCCAACCAAAACCGGTATAGGTTCAGCAGCTCAATCTGAAAAATCTCCATCGAAATCTAGCAAAGCTATGAAAGACCTTCAAGCTCGTTATAAGAAAACTGGAAACCCTCGTGATTTTGCCGAACTTAGAAAATTACAATTACAAAAGAAATAATACATTATGTCATTCTCAGATACATACAATCCAAACGCACCAGCCGCAGTGACTGGTACTGGGTCGGCTATTTCTAATAGAGAAGATTTGTTAGATGTTCTAACTATTCTTGCTCCAGAAGAAACACCAATCCTTTCTTCCGCCAACAAAGAGCGTGCATCAAGCACATTCGTTGAGTGGACTGTTGATACATTAGATGCACCACAAACTAGTGGTGTAGCAGAAGGTGCTGACGTTACAGCATTCACCGATAAGTTCTCTGGACGTGCTCGTTTAGGTAACTACGTACAAAAGTTCCGCAGGGACTACATGGTATCCGACCTCCAAGAGGCTGTTGATTCCGTTGGCCCAGCTAAGGTTGCTCAAGCAGAAGCTAAAGCAATCCGTGAACTTAAACGTGACGTAGAAGCTACCTTGATGGGAACTCAAGATTTCTCTATCGAGAATGGTGCTGGTACAGCATACGGACTTCGTGGACTAGGCGACTGGATTGATTCAGCTGGCCCTTCTCAAGTTCCATCTGCTTTCCGTACTCCAGCTGATTCTATTCACG